CCTCGAATGTCAGAAACTGACATAGCAGAAGCACGTAAGTCTATGTCAGAAGCCGAGTTTCGGCAAGAATACGAAGCTGACTTTAATACTTATGAAGGTCAGATTTGGAAGTTTGATTTTGAGACACAGGTAAAAGACTTGTCTCAATTAGATACCTCAAAGATGGATGTCTTTGCGGGCTTGGACGTAGGATACCAGGATCCTACAGCGTTGTGTGTAATCGCATACGACTGGGATGAGGAAAAATACTACTTAGTTGATGAGTACTTTAATTCGGAGAGAACCACAGAGCAACATGCTATTGAAATACAAAAACTTATTGATCGTTGGGATATTGATTATATCTATATTGACAGTGCTGCTCAGCAAACAAGGTTCGATCTCGCGCAGAACTATGACATCTCCACCATTAACGCTAAGAAGTCTGTATTGGATGGAATTGGACATGTATCGGGCATTATCGACAACGACAAACTTTATGTTGACCAAGAGTGTAAAGAGTCCCTTAAGTGTTTAGATGCTTATCAATGGGATCCTAATCCTAATCTATTAAAGGAAAAGCCGAAGCACAACATGGCTTCGCACATGGCAGACGGTCTTCGCTACGGATTATATTCATTTCAAACCGCAAACGTGTCCTTCTAGCGACACCTGATGAAAAATAGTTATTGACAAGTCACCCTAAAGTCGATATAATTCTTTAGATGAAAATTGAGGATCTAATGGAAAATGCCCAAGTTAAAACGTGATGTTGTAAAGTATGTACGAGATAAGGCTAAGTCCAAGTATGAAAAAGGGAACGCTTGCGAGATTTGTAATGAGACAGAGCAGCTTGACTTTCACCATTTTTACAGTTTAACACCATTGCTAAATCAATGGTTGACAAAGAACAAACACAATCCTGAATACATACAAGCACTTCGGGATGACTTTATAGAAGAACACCATGCTGAGCTATATGATTACACAGTTACATTATGTCATACTCATCATATAAAGCTTCACTCAATTTATGGCAAAGACCCCGGATTAGGCACTGCAAAAAAGCAAATGCGTTGGGTAGAGATTCAAAGAGAAAAACATAATGGCATGGTATAATATTTTTGAGAAAACCCCCGTAGAAGTTGAGGAGAAGTTAAATCCTGCACAGCTTCATATGGGCAATGATATTAACTCTTCTCGAGAGCCCAGCTTTAGTTATGAAAAAGCGTATGAAGACTTAGAAATCGTTAATCGCGGCGTAAATATGATCGTAGATGATGTAGCTGAGATTCCTACTACTGTTTCTAGAGATAATGCTTTTCGAGGCGTAGTTCCTGGTATCAAGAGATCTAAGGTAGAGATTCTTTTAAACAAATCTCCTAATCCTTACCAAGACATTAACAGCTTTAAGCGTAATCTTATTACTGATTTTTTAATTGATGGTAATATCTTTATGTACTTTGATGGAGCTCATCTCTATCATTTACCGGCCACAGATGTACGTATTCATTCTAGTAAAGAGACGTATATTGAAAAGTTCACAATGCACGATATTACATTTAGTCCCGATGAGATTATTCATATTAAAGAAAACTCTTTCCACTCCATATATCGTGGAGTCCCTCGACTAAAGCCTGCATTACGTACTATGATTCTCATGAAAAGCATGAGAGCTTTCCAAGATAACTTTTTTAAGAATGGAGCCGTGCCAGGTTTAGTACTTAAATCTCCTAATACACTCTCCGAAAAAATTAAAGAACGTATGATGGTTTCTTGGCAAGCAAGATACCGTCCGGATGCAGGAGGAAGACGACCTCTTATCTTAGACGGTGGAATTGAAGTAGATTCTATATCTAATGTGAATTTTAAAGAATTAGATTTTCAAACTTCGATAGATGAGAATGAAAAGATTATTTTAAAGGCGCTCGGAATCCCTCCAATTATGTTGGATTCTGGTAATAACGCTAACATTCGCCCAAATATGCGCATGTATTATCTTGAGACTATACTTCCTATTGTTCGAAAAATTAATTATGGACTCGAAAGATTTTTTGGTTTTGAATTGCGTGAGGACATTTCTGATATTCCCGCTTTACAGCCGGAACTGCGAGATGCTTCAGCATACTACACATCTCTAGTAAATGGAGGTATTATTACTCCAGCAGAAGCAAGAGACCGATTAGGCTTTGAGCCTATTGAAGGTACAGAAGAAATACGCGTTCCTGCAAACATTGCAGGTTCAGCAACTAACCCAGATGAAGGCGGAAGACCCGTCGAGGAAACAGAGGAAGCGGAGGAATAATGGGAAGTCTAAGACAAAGAGGCAAGGTCCTCGAAGCAGTATCAATGGTAATGCTAGAAGAAGGAAAAATACTTAGTAAGCGTGAGTATGAACATATTGAAGCACGAACACCTATTCGAGCAGGACTTGTACTGAATTTTTTTGGGAGCTGGAGTCGCATGTTAGGTATTATGCAGAGCTCTCTTCCAGAAGTGTGGGCAGAAATTAAGAAGAAGGAAAATCCTCCTCCTAAACCAAAACCTGCTCCACCTAAAGCACCAAAGCCAGAACCTAAGGTTGCGGTCAAGCCTGCTGTTAAACCAGCAGTTAAAAAGGATTAAGATGATGAATAAAATCTTTAATCTGACGTCTACTTTCAAGACTCATGAACAGGACGATGGCTCTGTCATGATTCGCGGAATGGCAAGTACAGCTGATTTTGATCGCGCGGGTGACTCCATCTCAGCAGAAGCTTGGCAGAAAGGTGGACTAAAGAACTTTGAAAAAAATCCAATTATCTTGTTTAATCATGATTATGACAAGCCAATTGGCCGAGCCACTGGTCTGAAATCTGGACCTAACGGTTTGGAGTTAGAGTGTAAGATTAGCAAGTCTGCACCCGCTAATGTTGCAGAACTAGTTAAAGACGGTGTTCTTGGGGCCTTTTCCGTAGGTTTCCGAGTCAAGGATGCTGATTATATTAAGGAAACCGACGGACTTATGATTAAGGACGCTGAGTTGTTTGAGGTATCTGTAGTATCGGTACCGTGCAATCAATCGGCTACTTTTTCGCTCGCGAAGTCTTTTGACTCTTCTGAAGAGTACGAAGAATTCAAAAAAACTTTCACAAATCGTGTAGATCTAGCAGGTCAGTCTCTGGCTAAGGATGAAGTTATTACTTCGGGAATAGCTAGTGACACACCTCAAAGCGCGGATATTAATTCCGCAGATCAGGAGATCAAGATGGATAATCAAAACATCGACTTGGAAGCTTTTGCAAAGAAGGTAGCTGAAGACACAGCTGCTAAGATTGCTATGAAGCAAGCCGAGCAAAAAGCAGCTGATGAAGCAGAAGCAAAGGCAGCAGCCGAAGCAGAAGTTGAAAAGGCACAGGCTGTTGAAGCCGAAGAAATCCGCGTTAAAACTGGCGTACAAACCGGCGTTGAAGCTCTTATGGCTGACGTTGAAGCTAAGCTAGCTGAAAAAGACGCAAAAATGGACGAAGTACTCAAGCAGTATAAGTCTGAGTTGGAAGAGAAATCAGCAGAGATCGATGCTATGCAAAATAGCAAGAAGTCTTTCACTGACCGTTCTTCTAAGGGTGATGTATCTAAGTGGGGCCAAGAGTTCTTGAAAGCTCACCTATTGGGTGTTATGACTCGTAAGGGTATGAACACTGAGTTCGCTCGTGACTTACAAGAAAAAGCAGGTATCGACTATACTACAGCAGCCGCTGATATTGATCAGGAAGTTTCTAGTCTCATCGAGAAAGAAATCATGAATGAGTTGAAAGTAGCTCGTTTGTTCCGTGAAATCCCTGTAAATGGTGCAGCAACTGTACTTCCTATCCAGCCTGACGTTGACGCGGCTGCATGGGCAATCAATGCTACTTCTGGTAACTTGCAGAATCAAGGCAACACTGGCGGCAACGCTAATAAGTTCCAGCCTAAGCAAGTAATCCTGAACGCTTATCGCTTGATTTCAAGCTCGTTCATGGACAACGATGTAGACGAGCAAGTTCTTATTAACTTGATGCCTATGATTGTTGAATCAGTAGCTCGCGCTCACGCAAAAGCTGTTGAATCTGTTGTTCTTAATGGTAACGGCACTATCGTCGGTCTTGACGGTGTTGCAGCAGCAGCAGCAGCAACTATGGACATCTCTGATGGTGTTAAGATGACTTCAGCAAGACTGCTTGCAGCACGTCAGCAAATGGGCAAGTACGGCTTGAACCCAACTGATTTGGCCTACATCGTAAGCCAGAACATGTACTACGACTTGCTCGAAGATGCTAGCTTCCAGACTCTGGACGAAGTAGGATCTGATCTTGCAGCTCGTGTAACGGGTACTATCGGAGCCGTTTACGGTACTCCAGTAGTAGTATCTGATCAGTTCCCTGCAGAAGCAGCAGGTATCCCAGCAGCATTCGCATGTTACACTCGTAACTACGTAATGCCTCGTCTTCGCGGTGTAACCGTTGAGCAGGATTACGAAGTAATGAACCAGCGTCGCGTTATCGTTGCTAGTCAGTCTCTCGGTTTCGAAGAAATCGTTGCAGGTGCCGGTGCAGACCAGCCTTGTGTTAAGATTGATCTTGTAGCTTAATACTGAAAAAGTATAGAAACGAGGGGGAGTTCATCTCCCCCAAGTTTTTACTAATGGACTTATAAATGGCAAACTTAATAGATTTAGATACTTACAAAGTTTCGGAGAATATCCAGAGTACAAAAGAAGACTCTCGGATTACGTCTTTAATTACGTCTGTAAGTGCATTAGTAAAAACTTATTGTGGCAGC